TAACAATAGTAACATTTTCTTCTGGAATCTCAACAGAATCATAATTTTTTATTACGGGTGTTGTTTTAGTTACTGTTCTTGTAGTAGGTTGTTCAGATAAAGCTTTTTGTAATAAGGAATTAAAATCTAAATCACCAACTTCTTGAGCTACACCGGAAGGTGTAAGACTCGAAGTTAAAGAAGTACCTGACAATTGAGTTACAGTACTGTTAGAATTTCCTAGCCCGTTAGCACCTATTAACCCAGCAGCGGTAGAACCTATACTTTGTCCTGCAATTCCTAGTTTAGAAAGAGAGCCGGTTTGCATACTTCTTTGTAAAGGTCCCAAAGCACCTCCCTGAGCTTGAAAGGCTGCTAAATCTTTTTGAAACTGTGCTTGAAACTCTTCATTACTAAATGTAGTATTAGGATTTTTAGGTACATCACCTTCATCTTTTCTTATTTTTTCTACTATATCTGCAACTTTATCATCAACGTATTTAAAAGTTTTTTCTATTTCATCTGCAAGCTTGTTAAACAGTTCGGGTACGCTACTTGCATTTTTTAAATTGAATAGTTCTTCTTGGTAATTTTTTGGAGGATTCTTATCTTCTACTCTATAAGTAACTTTAATCACTCTTCTATCTTTACCTACATCTACGTAAGTGTCACCATCATCATATGTTTCGATTTTATAATTTAATTCTTCCCAGAAAAATTTACTTCCAATACTAGAACATTCTACTTTAACAATATCATAATATTCATTAGGTAGTAAAAGCACAGATCCTACTTTTTGAGTTCTATCAACTTTAGTAATTAAATTCTTTTTACCTTCAGCTTTAGCTTTAGCCATAATACCTTCTATGCCACCAGCTTCAGCTAATTTTTGGTCTAATATAGATTTTATTTCACTAGGATTAGCTAACAAATTTTTAGACATAGACTTTTGATCTTTTTTAAGATCGTCTATAGTTTTACTTAAAGGTACAATACATTTAGGTAAGGCCATTATTATCCTCCAGCAAACACGTTAGATGAACCAGCAGCTACAGATGTACAACCACTTATACCATCTCCAACTCTACCAGCTCCTTTACCGTTTACAAAAACTGTAGAAGAACCTGTAGCAATAGGTGCAGAATGACCTGGACATGGTGCTGGCGGCAACAAATGACCAGTGTTGTTATCACCTTGCCTTGACCAAGATATAGCATTTACAAATACATTAGGACTACCTGCAGCTCTTGTCATTCCTGAGCAATGTGGAACATCTGCATCTCCAATTCTTGTTGCAGCTGGCATTATTTTGTCTCCCTACTCATTAGCATTTGTAAAGTTGAATTAAACATAGCTATTTCTTCGTGTTGTTCTTCTGTATGTGGTTCGGGTGGATATACTGGTTCAAAAGAAATTAAATTATCAAACGAATCAGGAATATCAGATACGTTATTGTATTCTTGTAAATTACCGTTAATTAAAATAACAAATTTTCCAGTCATTAGTTCAAATCAATCCTTGCAGCATCTACATCTAGGTTTCCGGTAATTTGTGTAGTCTGATTACCGCTTACATTTTCTGTTACATTACCTTTACTCGCATCTACTTTGTTTACCGTTAAAGATAAATTACCATCATTTAAAATAACTGTTTTGTCATGATCAATGTCCATAGTAAGATTTTGTCTTGTTTCTATTCTCATATCTTCATTACTTACCAATGTATGTGTACCACCAACCATTTTAATATCAGCTTTTACAACTGTTTCTGTTTGTGATTGATGAACTGTTCTATTACTACTATTAAGAATAGTTATATCATCTCTACCACCTATAGTAGTAATTCTATCAGAATCTACATTTCTAGTCTCCATACCACCAACTCTTTGTACGTAATCTACTTTTACATTACTACCAAAATCTTGTCCTATTTCTGTATGCTCAGAGTTACTTATTTTACTTCTTCTTGAACCGTTATTAATTTTTTCTGTTTTATCGCCTTCTACTTCTAAATGATAATTACCTTTAACTAAAGTTCTCATATCACCTTCTACTGTTAAATTATAGTTACCGTAGATTACAATATTATTATTTTGTATTACAACCTTATAATCATTACCAATAACAGTAGTTGTAAGATCCCCGTTATCTAACATTTCATAATTGGTTCCTGAGTTATGAAAAGTAGCTAGTCTTGATGCACCTGGTGTATCATCTATTTCTATTACATGTCCTGATTCAGATGCGGTAACTTTATTGTAAGGATATTTAGGTGACTCTCCATTATGAGGTTCAGGGTATGTCCAAGTGTGTCTTTCGTAATAAGCATCTGGTTCGTCTTCTACTAAAGTACTTACTCTAGGAGGTACTGCACATTCAACATCATAAACTCTATAAGCTTTTCTAGCTAAATAGCTCCAATCTTTAGTATATGTTCTTTCAGAAGCATGAAGAGGTTGATCTGTAGTTTCTTTTTTAGCAGGGTGCTCTCCTGCAGGATCAGAAAATGGTTTATCAGGAGGAATATCAGAAGGCATAGAAGGTAATACACCCATAACTAAAGGTTGTTGCATGTCTTTACCGTCAGTAAAAAAGCCTACAACCCAAGCTCCTTGAACTATACCTGTAGCTGATTGACCTATAGTTCCTGTTCCTGCTGAATTAGTAGGTAGCATAACACTAGCCCAGGGTAGGTCTTTAGTTGGTAATTCTTCTCTAGAAAGATCGTGAATACCAAAACATCTAACTTTTACTCTACCCATTTGTTTAGGATCGTTTCTTTCTTCCACGACACCTAAAAACCATACCATATCGCCTGAGTAAATCATCCTAAACTATCTCCTACAATCTGCGACTCTTTACTTATAGCAAGAACCATTTTGTGTTCATCTCTAGTAAACACATCACGTTTTGCTACAACATAATATAAACCTGACCATCTAGTATCTAAATCATTATCTCTATTGTCACTAACCGGTTCAGGACTAGCTATTTCTATATCAACAACTTGACCAATATCAACAACTTGATTTCCAACTACTTCAATATTAATAGTTTGGGATTCGTCTAAAGTAGACTGTCTAATACTACTAATATCACTTACTTTATTTAAAACATCTTTACCTTGTTGAGTAAAAGAAGTATTAACGGTGTACTGTTCTGTTGCACCTTCAAAATCTTCTTTTCTAAATTGAGGAAACGAATTAAGATATCTTTCTTTAGAAAAATTATTAAAGTAATCAAAACCTAAAACACTATATTTTTTTTCAACTATATTTGGTGAATATTTTATACTAGATAATTTACCTGTTTGTATAGCATTTGTGATATTAAAACTATCTTCATAATCAATATTTTTAATAGCTCTATTAACAGCTTCTGAATTTGGTATTTGATTAGGCCCTATAGAATTAGCAATTAAATTATGACTATATTTCATAACTGGTTTTTGTTTGTATAACTGTAATGCTTTTTCTATAGGCATAAAATTATATCTCATATTTGAATCTTGAAAAAATCTAAATCTTACAGAATCATCTTTCCACACAGCTCTTTGAGCTAACCACTCTAATGTATAACCTAATGACCAATTAGGTACAACTATTCTTTGATTACCTAAAGACTCTTCCCACAAACCTATTTCTTCTTTAGTGTTTTCTAAAAACAAACTTTTTGCCATTTCAGAAGGAGATCCTTCTAATTTACCTTGTACAGATTTATAGTAACCAAAGTAACCAAAACTGGATATACATCTTAAAACATATGCTCTTTGTCTGTCGTTGTGAGTTATTCTGTTAATTGATACAATCTTTAAAGGATATTTTTTAGTTTGATCTAAATAACTAATTTCAATGTAGATATCATCTCCGCCATTAATTTGATACTTTGCTAATAAATTTACAGCATCTATTAAAAGTATTTCTGCTACAGCAGATGAATTAGTAATAGATGTGTTTAAACTAAATTCAACAAACAGATCAGTAACATCAACTTTATCTTTACTATTAGATATAAAGACACCGTCAATTTTAATTCTACCTGGGTAATATTGATAATCTAGACTACTCATTTGCTAAAATTTTTAACTCTTTTTCCATCTTCTCAACTAAATCACTAGTTGGTAAAATAATACTTCTTTTCGCTTCATTTAATTCATACTCATACTGATAAATGGAAATTGGAGTCAATAATGGTCTATCATACACGCGACCAAAAGCGTCTTTAGATTCGCCTATAGCTGTGTCATAAGAATAAACATTCTTTTCTGCGTCTTCAAAATGATGAGGTTTAAACACAACTCCATATTTACCATCTGAATCTTTATATAGATTTGAAGGACTACCTGTAAAATATATTAACTCATTAGTTGATAAATCAGGTAATACAACATCTGAATCTGTTTGAGATATTTGTTTTCTATATTTTTCTAACAAATGAGCATCCAGCTGAAATGTATCTTTAGGCCAATCTGTGTATAAATTAAAAATGTTATTAACTAACATTATACACCAATGGTATTTTACATTATTGTAAGTATTAAAACTTACAATTTCAGGTGTTTCGTTTTCTTTTACATAGTAAGGTGTATAGCTACTAAGACTTTCTTTAACTCTATCTTGTAAATCTAAACGTAAAGAAATGTCGTTAAAAAATCTTTGCTTTCCGTCTGGGAAAGTGTAGTTTAACAAATTGAAAGATTTAAAATAATTCATTAATGACCCAATCCACCGTATCCATCTGAAACTTGACCTTCTGAAATATTAGATTTAGAATTGCTTTCTGAGCCAGCTTGTCCTCTAATATTTTGTGCTACTTCATTATCGTTGAAGTATCCACCTTCTCTGTATAAAGGTTCGATCTCTACAAATTGAAGTCTTAAAGTAACTTCCATTGGTCCACCATCGTTGTAAGTCGAATTACCCGGATCACCACCGTATCCAACATCAACGCTTTGCAAAAAACAATTTCGTGGTTGTTGATGATATTCTAATCTGTTACCTTTTCTTTTATATTCAATTTTCCACTGACATGGTACTTCATAGAAACCTATATTACCTTCGTTCTTTCTAGCAGGCAACATATAATATTGAAACATATCACAGATTCTTTTAATAGTAGCAGTTTCTACTCCATTTTTAGCCATCATTCTAAATTCGTAAGCAAATTGTCTATGCAACACACTGTTAAAAACTTGAAAAGAAAAGTTGTTTGTAACTTGACCGGAAGCAATACCAATAACAGCTCTTCTATTACCTGAACTAATCATATCTTGGAACGCACCAGCTGTTAGCTGACCTAAAGAATTTACTAAATCTTGTTTATCTACCTGTGAAGCTACTTGAACCGCTTGCATACCTATACCACCAAGTGCAGCAGTTTCATAATCAACAGAAGAGTTAGTTTCTAAATTATCAGGTAAATATAAACTAATTGAACCAGCTGAATTCATTACATCCTTTGCTGTTTTTAAAGCGTTGTTTAAAGAACCGTTAACTTTTACACCAACTTCAACACCACTTATTTGACCTATTCTTCCTACTAACTTACCTATTTCTTTAAGAGGTGACGAGCCAGCTTTAATATTACCCGCAGCAGCGTCAGCAGCATTTACCATACTTGAAATAGTACCTGATACCCCGCTAAGGCCTGCTTGAAGATTACCTAATATAGCTTCAGGGTTTCCAAGCTGAGCAGTAGGTGTAGGTGAACCAGTACCACCAGAAGGAGAGCCAGAACCAGGAAACCCTACGGCATTAGTACCTTTAGATAATTGTTCTGTACCACCATACTTCATTATCATAGGCGTAAAAGTAACATAATTAGGGTATTGATCGGACCCTAATCCTTGTGGATATCGTAATGCGTTAAAGCTTGTAATTGCCATATAAATACCTCGTACACTATTTAATAAGGTTTTTATGTCTTACAAAGGAAAATTCACTACCTTCAAAAACCCCGAAAAATATATAGGTGACATCAATAACGTAATTTATAGATCCTTATGGGAACGTAATGTTATGAGATGGTTAGATGAAAATCCTAATATTGTTGAGTGGGGATCAGAAGAAGTTTCAATACAATACGAGCATCCTGTAAGAGGTGGTCTTGCAAGGTATTTTCCTGATTTTATTTTTAAACATGCTAACGGAAGTGTAAAAATTGTTGAAGTAAAACCGTTTGCACAAACAAAAAGACCAGCTGAACCAAAAAGACAAACGCAAAAATATATCAAAGAAATAGCTACATATGCTGTAAATCAACAAAAATGGGCTAAAGCAGAACAATACTGTCGTAAAAATAAAATTGAATTTGAAATATGGACTGAAGTTAAGCTACAAAAATTAGGTATTTTAAAGTGGGAAACCGACAAGGGAATTTTAATGCACGAAAGTAAAAGTTCCTCAAAGCCGGTTATGAAACATTTAACTAGACGACCAACTAATAGACCTAAGCGTAAATCTTAATGAGACGGAATTAAAGAACCTCCATATCCAGACCATTTACCAATATCAGGTTTAAGTTGAGCAATTAAATTATTATTAGTTGTTTGTTGGTTGTTTTGGAAATTTTGGAAACTTGTACCTGCTTTTTGAGCTTTTTCCGCAACTAATCGCGCTTTTATTAATTCACGTGTTTCTTCATTATCTCTACTTTCATTTTTTGCTTTAACTAAAGCGTCTAAATACTCTTTATAATTATTAAACCCGCTCATAGATTTTTTTATACCTTGGGGATCGTTTTTGTCTTTAATAATTTCTGCAGCTTTTGAAAACTGTCTAATTTTATTATCTAATTCTTTTGCGTATTGAGCTTTAACTAAATCACTATTGTCATCATTCTTTAATTCTTTTTTCATCATCTGAATAGCATCGTAAGTATCTTTGTCTACTGTTGTTTCGTAACTTACACCTTCAGAATTTACACCTTTTACTTTAGCATATTCTCTATCACTACCATCAGCAATTTTTTCTGCGCTGATAGTTTCATCATTAATTTCATTTTTTAAAGCCATCATAGAAGGTGTAGGATCAGCAAACGTTTTAAGCAATAATCCTATTATTGCAGCTAAAGCAGCACCGGCAAGAATTGGTAGTAACAAAGGTCCTAACAAACCACCCAAAAAACTACCCATACCTTTTAAAGCACCAAACACTTTTTTAAGATTAGAGCTTTTACTAACATTACCTATTTTATTTGCGTTTTTACCTTTTTTACCACCATCTTCTAAACCAATACCTGTTAAACCTTGTCCTAGATCTTTTAACCCTGTTAATAATGTACCTAACGCACTACCAACACCTTTTACAGCTTTAAAAAGAGAAAAAGCTCCTTTTGCTGCGAAATACAAACCGACTATTTTAAGTAATTGTGATTCACCATCTATTATACCTGTTGCAACTTGCGCTAAACCAGAAGAAAGAGAACTTAAACCTGCTAAAATATCACCTTTTAAAATTAATCTTATACCATCAATAACTTTTGTAAATGCGCCTTTATCGATCATACCGTTTATAGCATCTCTTATGGCTTTAAATTCTGTAGAAAGATAGATACCTACTTTATCAAAAAAAGCTCCTAATTTTTTAGCATTTTCTTTTCTAGCTTCTTCATCCCAACCTAAAAACGACCCTACAACATTAGATAAAGCAGAGGCTATTCGATCTCCAAAATCAGCATTACCTTCAAACCAATCGTTAGCTTTATTCCACCCTTCTAAAAATTTTATAAAACCAATAGTAGCTAAACCAACTGTAAAAAGCTTTTTAAGGAAATCCCAAAAACCACCTACTTTTTTACCTAACTTATCTAACGCAAGAGCTTTGCCTAAATCTTTAAAACCGTCTTTAATGTTTTTAAAACCAGAACCTATTTTATCAAGTTTAGCAAAAAGTTCTGCTCTACCATCAACACCCCAAAAACTATTATTAGCTTCAATTAAACCTTCTTTTATATCTTTAGTGGTAGATTTTGGATCTATATTGTTTTTATCATTACCACCATTATCATTATTATTTTCAATAGCTTTTTTCAATTCTTTGATTGAATTGTTTATATTCTTGTTTTCAATGCTATTGTTTTGATTAGAAGACTCGATAGCTTGTTTAACAGTAACAGTATATCCATTTTGTATAGATATATTGTTAGCTATAGATTGAAGTAGTTTTTCTGATTTATCCGCCATTTTTTTGTTTCATTTTTTGATTTTCTTCTTCTATGTAATTCTTTAATAGAGTAACATAAACTTCCCTCTCCCATGGCATCATATTTTCTATCTCTTGTACAGACCAATTATGATGTTGTTTCATATTAAAAATAATTTGATAATAATTAACTAAATCAATATGAGAGAGGCATATTAGAAAAAATCAGCAAGTCCTTCCAGTACAATGTTTGTTTGATTATCACAATGAGAGCATTTAAAATCTACATCATGTGATACTTTTGGTATATTTAAAACATAATTCTTAAGAAATTCAAACTGTTGTGAAGTAAGTTGTTCTATAATATTAACCACATCTTTGATATCATTTTTACCTACATCAATAGATTCTTCTCCGTAAAATACCTTTAATACGTTTGAGGCAATAAAATTGATAATAGTATCAGGGTCATTAACATCAATATCAGCATAATCTTCTAATTCAGGTAATTTCATGTTAAAATAAAGCTCATCATTTATTTTAACATTATTTTCAAAACTATCAATTCCTTTTACTTGCACTTCTGATAACTCTACGGTAATATTATTTGCAGTGTTACACTCTGGACATGTAAGAAGAATTTTAGCTGTCTCACCTACAGAAATTGCTCTGATTTTTAAAAACAAATATTCTAAATCAAAAGAAGCTAATTCTTGTAACTCTACTCCATGAGTACAGTTATTAACTACTCTTTTTAAACTGTTAATCATAGCAATGTTATCTTTTGACTCTGCGGCCATTAATAACACTTTTTCATCACCTACTTTAAAAGGTGTAATAGATACTTCCTGCTTGTTAGAAGGAATAATTTCTTTAAATGTAGGAGTGTTTAATTTTATATTCTTTAGTTGACTCATTATTTTAGCCTTTCATAATTATAATACTTAAACGTCATATTAAGTCTAAGCAAATCGCCTTGATCTGATTGCAACTCTTGAACACCTACGTTAGTAGGGTATACTTCGTTAAATTTATATCTAGCTGTCTCTTCTGTCCAGCCTTGGTTGTATTTAGATATTTCCATACTACCTATATACATTTCATAGTAGCTATGTTGTTTATTAGAAGGATTGAAAATAAGATCTTGCCAATTTTCAAAAAATCTTCTTTCTCTTAAATCATCTGATGTGTAATATGAAACTGTAAGATCACCATGTTGGTGTCTAATACCTATTTGTCTTGATTCACCATACACTCTGAATTCTGTACTGAAAACATCTCTACCTGGAATTTGAGCTGTTTCACAAAACATCATTAAAGCTTCTGTTTTGCCTCTTTGATTAGTCAATAAACCACCTATTGTTGGCAACTCTAAATTAGTACCTAAGATAGTATTACCTACATCTAAAACCTGGTTAATACCGTTGACAGCATCATCTAATGAATCCAACCCTGGTAGATTAACATTTACCTTTAACCCCCCTTTAGACAAGAGATTTGAAAGAGCATTACCTGTAGAAGTCAAACCTCTAGGAGGAAAAACTGTACAGGTCCATCTATTATTTCTAGAAATACCTTGTTTATTAATTGTAGCTTGGAATTGACCTAGATTCATTTTCTTGCTCCTGACTCACGCCATATTTCTTTCATTGATAATTTTTGAAAATTTTCAAAAGGTAATTGAATAGCGATTTCCCATTCTTCTTTTGGTATAGTCACAGGAACAGATCTTACTTGTTTAGAGAGATATCTCTTTAAACAAATTTTAGTTAAAGGATTATTTTCTAATGCAGCTGCAATCTGTCTTAATGATTTACTATTATACTCTATTTCTTCTAATAAAGCAACTCTAAATTTAGGAGGAAGATAATGAATATTAGCTCCGTACCACCCATCTCTTGTTGTATCTAACATAATTATAAGAGGATAATTGTCATAATATTTTAATTTATCTTTAAATTTAGGCTCATACACATATGT